TGAAGACAGAAAGAGCGCTAGAGATATGTATAAAGACGATGCTTTTATTCAAAAAGTATTGGCAACACTCTTCACGGCAGCATACTTTGGATTAAGCTTTATGATGTTTAGATACTTTGTAATGGGAGATATTGAAATGGGGGAGTTTGAAATAAGCTTTATATCAACAATATTTGGTGCTATGAGCGCTAAAGTTAATACGGTAGTCGATTTCTTTTTCGGCGGATCGTCTAAGAAAAATGAACAACAACAAATAAATAAAAAATAATTATGGGAATAAATTCAACAGAAGTTGCTTATGGTTTTGGGCAGCACGGTAGTGGCCATTTAAAAACAGCTACAGATATGTACGCCCCAACTGGAAAAGTTATTGTTGCTATAACAATGTTAGAAAATGTAAAGTTTCACGCTACTAATGGTTTAGCTAATGATACTTCTTTTCATAAAGCAACAACTAGTGCAGCAACAGAAGATGGTGTTTCTTTCTTTGGGACAACAGCACAAACACTTGCTAACGGTGAAGATGACGATGGAGATGCTGTTACATCAGTAGTTATAGCTAACACAGTAGAGTTTCCAAAAGGTGTAACTATTTACGGTAGATGGACAAGGTGTAAACTTTCAACATCATATACACATGGTATAATAGTATATTACGGTCCACAATAATGTTAGGATTAGCAAACGGATTACAATATCCAAATTCACTTTCAGAGTTTTCACCATTAAATTATCCAGATTTAATTGCTTGGTGGGACGCTGGAGATATAGATACTTTATGGACAAATACTAATGGTACTGGCACACCTTCAAATAACGACGATGTAGCAAGAATTGACAATAAAGCTTTTACTTTGCAAGGTAATACTACAAATGCTTTAGGGGCGTATCTCGCACAAGATACTGCTAGTAAGCGTCCACATTATATTGCGGCTTCAAGTTCTATTCGTTTTACAGATGCTGACGATCAATTTCTCCTAGGTAAAATGGATACTGGAGCGGTAGATACCTCCGGAGCGTTTCCTGTGTTTTCAGAAAGCACGTTAAATCTTAGAGCTTTAACAGTATTTTTTGTAGTAAGAGCGGCATCAGCTTCTTTATCAAACGCTAATGGTATATTGCATTTAAAAGGCACTGGCCTACATCCAAGTTTTGAAATTAATGGTCAATCTAGCGATAACCATTGGATATATGAATCTACAGATTCAGGTGGAACTGCTTATCTTGGTAATTCTGGTGTAGATACCACAGCAAATGTAGAACTATGGACGGCTAGATTAGATAGTGCTGGCTCTATATATAGAAATGGAGATACTAGTGATGGTATAACTAACGGTACTTCTCCAAATCAAGATCTTGAATTTAAAGCTAATGATACAAAATATTTTGTTTTCTTAGGTCAAGTAATAAACGCAGCTGGAACTTTTGATGGTAACTTCTATGAAATGCTAATTTACAATAGAGCGTTAAGTATAAGTGAATATCAAGAAATAGAAGCTAATTTAAAAGCAAAGTATAACATAAGTTAAAGTAAATTAAATTAAATTAAATAAAATGGGAAAAAAAGAAAAGTTGGTTGACTTAAAACCAAAAGTGGATAAAATATCTTCTGAACATTTAAAAGAAATGCAAGAAATAGTAAATGTAATAAACAATATGCAATTTCAAATTGGTCAGTTGGAAGGCCAGAAGCATGGGTTACTACATGAACTAGGATTATCACAAAAAAAGATTTTAGAATTACAAGATGTGTTTTCTAAAGAGTATGGTTCATATGATATTAATATAGCAGATGGTACTATTAATTGGCCAAAAGATGAAAAGTAATATCATAAGAAAAATAACTATAGGTAAAGATTATAAAAATGACTCCATGCATTATGCTGTGGATCAGGAAGTGTATGGAGGCCATAAAATATGTGATATAATAGAAGAAGAGGATAAATACTGTATATACATAAGAAAAAAAGATATAGTTATACCTTGGAAAGATTTTAACAAAAATATGGCAATATCTGTAGAATATAATTTAGAATACTAATATGAGAAACTCACCACTAAAAAATTTATTAAATGCAAAAGTTACACGAACTGGTTATAAAAGAAATAGCCCAGACGTTAACAATAATATTAATATAATACCTAGTGGAGATATAACAATGGAAGATGTCGATTTTAAAGTAAAAGGAACGGATAATAAAGGTAACACCATAGTAATGGAACCTGGTAAAAATTATAAGTTTCCTGGAGATTATGTTGTAGAGACACGTGTTGACGATGAAAGCGTATAAAGATTTTATAATAACACCAATAGGTGAAAGATATAATAACTCTAAAAAAGTTGGTGACAAAGAGCTTGTTATAAACACTGAAGTATTTAACCATCAGTTTGTAAATAGAAACGCAAAGATTATTGATACTCCTTTATTATTTAATTCACCATTAAACAAAGGTGATGAGGTAATAGTACATCATAACATATTTAGAAGATGGAATGATGTTAAAGGTAGAGAGAAAAATAGTAGATCTTATTGGAAAGACAACAAGTATATAATATCGCAAGATCAAATATTTCTTTATAAACAAGAGGATTGGAAAACAATGCCTGGTTTTAGCTTTGTAAAGCCATTAAAAGCTGTTAATAGTTTTAATACTGAAGACGAAAAACCTTTAATAGGTATTGTTAAATACTCTGATGGAACTTTTAATAAAGAAGAGTTAGTTGGTTTTACGCCTAATAGTAAATATGAGTTTGTTATAGACGGTGAAAGATTATATAGAGTTTTAAATAAATTTATTACAATTAAATATGAATATCAAGGAAACGAAGAAGAATATAATCCAAGCTGGGCGAAAAGCAGTTGAAGAACTAATAAAGGTTGCTAAAGAACCTATTGTAGATTCAGATGACGATATCTCCGCTGATAGATTAAAGAATGCGGCTGCTACAAAAAAGTTAGCTATATTTGATGCATTTGAAATATTAAATAGAATCCACGAAGAAGAAAATATGTTAGAAGGAAAGCCTATTGAAGAGAAAAAAGAAAACAAGTTCAAAGGATTCGCAGAAGGTAGATCTAAGTAATGTACGAACAAACGTTAGTTAAGGTTGTAGAACCTATAAAACAAAACACTGTAAAAAGACTTAATAAGTCTAAAAAGTGGAAATATGGTTATAACAAAGAAGCTGATATAGTTTGTGTATCTAAAACCGGGCAGATAGGTGATGTATTAGAGATACAGGGTTTTCAAATAGCTTTACCTAAACAACCTAAAGAAATATACTCTTGTAGTAAAGTTAAGTCAGAGCAAAAATGGAAACAATTTTCAGCTAATCCTGATTTTAAAAGAATTAAAACTGTATTTGATTGGCAAGAATATCCAGATGATTTTAAAGAAAAGCATTATGGATATATAGATGAGGAGTTTAGAAGAAGAGAAGAAGGTTTTTGGTTTATGAATAATGGTAAACCAACTTATATAACAGGTACACACTATATGTACTTACAATGGAGTAAAATTGATGTTGGCGCCCCTGATTTTAGAGAAGCAAACAGACTATTCTTTATATTTTGGGAGGCTTGTAAAGCCGATCACAGAAGTTACGGAATGTGTTATTTAAAAAATAGACGTTCTGGTTTTTCATTTATGAGTTCAGCTGAAACTGTTAATTTAGCTACATTAGCTAGTGATAGTAGATTTGGGATACTTTCTAAAACTGGTGCCGACGCAAAGAAAATGTTCACTGATAAGGTGGTACCAATTAGTTTAAACTACCCTTTCTTCTTCAAGCCAATACAGGACGGTATGGATCGACCAAAATCCGAACTCGCTTATAGAGTACCTGCAAAAAAGTTTACTCGTAAAAAAATGAGGGAACGTGAAGAGCAAGATGATATGGAAGGACTTGATACAACTATTGACTGGAAAAACACAGGCGATAATAGTTATGATGGTGAAAAGCTTTCATTATTAGTACACGATGAAAGTGGTAAGTGGGAAAGGCCTGATAATATAAAAAATAACTGGAGAGTTACAAAAACTTGTTTGCGATTAGGTAGTAGAGTTGTTGGTAAATGTATGATGGGTTCTACTTCTAACGCTTTAGATAAAGGTGGTGATAATTTTAAGAACTTATATTACAATTCAGATGTTACAAAACGAAATCGTAATGGACAGACTAAGTCAGGATTATATTCTTTGTTTATTCCTATGGAATGGAATTATGAAGGATTCATCGATGAATATGGGCAACCTGTGTTTAACACTCCTGGAGAACAATCATTTGATCCACAAGGATTAGAAATAGATTATGGAGTTATAGATCATTGGGAAAATGAAGCTCATGGCCTTAAAGATGATCAAGATGCTTTAAATGAATTTTACCGACAATTCCCAAGAACTGAAGAACACGCATTTAGAGATGAGACAGGGAATAGTTTATTTAATCTTGTTAAAATATATGAACAAATAGATTATAACGAGGGAAATAGAAATTCATCTGTATTAACTACAGGTAACTTTCAGTGGCAAAATGGCGTTAAAGATACTCAAGTAACTTTTAATCCAGATCCAAAAGGAAGATTTAAAGTAAGTTGGGTGCCTAATGCAAAATCACAAAATAATGTTATATTAAAAAATGGCATAAAATATCCAGGTAACGAGCATATGGGCGCGTTTGGTTGTGACTCATATGATATATCTGGAACAGTAGATAGTAGAGGATCAAAAGGAGCTTTGCATGGATTAACTAAATTTTCAATGGAAGACGCTCCAGCAAATACTTTTTTCCTTGAATACATAGCAAGACCACAAACAGCTGAAATATTTTTTGAAGATGTTTTAATGTCATTAGTGTTTTATGGCATGCCAATACTTGCAGAAAATAACAAACCAAGATTACTATACTATTTACGTAGAAGAGGTTATAGAGGATTTAGTATGAATAGACCAGATAAAATATGGAATAAATTATCTGTGTCAGAAAAAGAAGTTGGTGGTATACCAAACTCTAGTGAAGATATAAAGCAAGCTCACGCGGCTGCTATAGAAATGTATATCAACGACCATGTTGGATTATTGCAAGATGGTACTTACGGTACAATGTATTTTAATGAAACACTAAATGATTGGTCTAAATTTGATATAAACAAAAGAACAAAGCACGATGCTTCAATTAGTTCCGGATTAGCAATAATGGCTTGTAATAGACATTTGTACAAACCTAATCCTAATAGAGAGAAGCAATTATTAAATATTAATATATCCAAGTATAATAACAAAGGATTTCAATCAAAAATAATAAATAACAAAGTATGATAGAATCTAACGTAAACTTCCCATCACAGGCGGTAAGTGATTTAGAAAAGTTGTCCGAAGAATATGGGCTTAAAGTAGCTCAAGCTATAAAGCAAGAATGGTTCAATGGTTCTAATTCTAGATTTGATGGTAATATAAATAACTATC